ACCATTACGACAGGCGCCTTAAACGTATGGTTTCACCGTCTAAACGGCTCTTAAACTGCTTTTTAAGCATTTTTGTTGGTATGTGTACTAGTTTTGGCGGTTAATTGCTTTATTTAAACCGTATTTACGGAGGTCTCCGCTGAATAAATGTAGTTCCATAGCCTTCTTTTCGTCGGTTACAGATATACTAAATCCAGTTAAGTAGTATGGACATGTGATAAACTTATCTAAAAAGATAACAGTCTGTGTAGTCATTTTGAAGTCTTTTGGAAATGGTACTTCGTATGTTTGTAAGTCTAGTTTAGTAGTAATAAATTCAAAGCCCGCATCAGTTAGCCTTAGACCACCTTCGGACTTTTCTCTAGTATTCTGCCACCAGTCAGACATATGCTGTTTAACATTAGCGTCACTAACGGCAACATCTGCTTGCTTTAGAAAGATCTTAGTATAAGTTTCTTTCCAGTTCATTCTTCTGTTACTACTTCACCTGCTGTTAGTTTGTGTACAGCAAACTCATCTGACTTAAATGTATCATTTAATTTTTTAGCTAGATTGTGTGCATGACCCGGATTACTAAAAGAAACTTTCTTATACTTAGGTCCTGGATAGTTTGTGATTGAATTTGATGTTTTTAAGTTGAAAGGTTTCCCTTGATAGAACACTGCCCATATTGCTTCTGACTTTAAAACTTGCTCAGATTTATATGTTGCTTTGTCTACATACTCTAATAATATTGTTGGTTTTGGTCTACTCATATACGTAATCCTTTAATTAACTACGTATATATTTATCTCTTTTGTAGAAGAAAACTACTACTATTAAGCAGATTTACTACTTAATTCAGTTAGTACGTCTTTAAGTTCTTTCTCGTCAATACAGATTACATTTCTTATTGCCAAAGGTTGTTGATATTCTTGTAATAACTTAGCAACTAGTGTGGGATAAAATTGTGGATCAGTAATACTACCTACACATTGATCCTCAGTTTCAAATGTAGGATCAGTAAAAACATAAATGCTAGGTTGTTGTAAAAAAATGACTAAAATAAACCACTTCATTTCCAGCCTGCTCCGCCATCCATACTTATTGTAACAGTTTCGTTAGCGTCACCTTTATTTTCAATAACAAGTTTTTCTAAACGTCCTTGTTGGTTAGCCATAACAATACCAAGTGTAGTTGCTAAATTTTTAGCACTAGTGATATCCATTTTTAATTCTTTAGCATTTGAATTGTCAGCACTTTTTACTTGTGCTAAAAATGCCTGAATAGGCATTGTATTAATTGGATCGTTTGTTTGCATTACTTAACTCCTGCCTCATTGTAAATTCAGTCTTGAAAGGACCTTTATATTCATATGATTCAAGTGTAACTAGTTTAGGACAAAAACTTCTTACCCAACCTTTATTAAATTTAATAATATAATAACCTGCCGCATACAAACTCTTAGATTTTTTACTTTTAGTAAACAATGGTAATTTCTTTTGTACATTATACATTACGTTATAAGGTGTACCACTTGTAGCAAATCCATGAATTACTTTTTCAATACTACTGCCGTCTGATATTCTTGTTTTATCCCAACTAATATTACCTATATAAGCATTAAATTGTTTTGTGTCACTAAAGTATTCAGTACCTGTACTACAACTATACATAAGCCGTTTGTCATCTTCTTTAGACAAAGTACCAATGCGTTTGCCGTTAGATTCAATAATCCAAAATTTATTTTTTAAAATAGGTTTTGCTTTTATCATACTGCTTCCTTTATGTATCTTCCGTTAAGCGGTTCAGCAAATTGCTGAGCCTGTTCCGCAATTCTTTGCATATCATGTTTAGCACAGAACTTCATAAGATAAAGTCCTACTTGCGAAATTTGTTTAGGTTGTTCAATAGCATCTTCGATAACATCATTAATAATACTTCTAATGTTACCAGGCTGTGCTGACAAGTCACATAATACAACATTACGTTGATAGTCATCTAATACACGATGTTCGTCACCGTTATGATCTATCCAACGTTGTAGCATCATATTATTCCAATTAAAGCCTTTGCGATCTTTATCTTCAAATGCTTCTAGTAAGCCTACTTTGTTCTTAGTACCTTTTGTACGTACACCTGGATAAGCACTAAACACATTGTCACTAGTGTCTCCACGCATACACTTTTCAAATAACATAAACTGCGGATTAGGTGCTTCTTTTTCTAATCCTGTTTTCTTATTTATTACACGTTCACCTTTGTCGTTAAAGTAACCTTCAAGTGTAATTGTTTCTTTGTTTACACCGTGATATTGTTTTACATTAGGAGCAATAAGTTGAGCAAAGTCACCATCAGTACTAACAATAATATGATTGTCTTCAGGATGTGATTGTACCCAACCGGCAATAAGATCATCTGCTTCTAGCTCAGGATGTCGCATAACAGTACAGTTTGTTTTGTCTGTAACAAAGTCTTTAAACTCATCAAATATTTCCCAAAAGATTTTATCTTCTTCTGACTCAGTTACAGTCATCTTATCACGAGCAACTTGTCTATTAGCCTTGTAAGGCTCGTAAAAGTCTTTACGCCAGCTACGTCCTTCTAAGCAGAATACAACATGATCTGCGTCAAAGTCATTCCATGCTTTCTTAACACCTGCTAGTGTAATGTGTAGTGCCATACCTACTTTAGTATCAATGTCTCCACGTACAACGTGTCGAGCTCTAAAGAACGTATTTGCTGTGTCTACTAGTACATAAGTTGCCATATTATGAGCACCCCGATATACAAATTGATAAAATGTCGCCATTCTGTATGAACGCAACTAATAGTGTAATGCCTATAATTTCTAACATATTCTTGCCTTTGTGTAATTTATAGTACTATTGTAACACCAGATCTGGCTGTTGTCAAGCATTAAGATACTTCACTCTTACCTTTATCGATAGGCACTACGTTAATGTAGCCCATATCTCTATCTGGGTCTTCGCCATCTTCTTGAAGCATTTGCGTTACAATAGTTTTAAACCACTGATCAACAATCTCTTCGTTTGACTCACCACTATAACCTGCATCAAGTAATTGTTCAATAAACTCATTATTCCAATCGAGCTCAAAGAACCCGTTTCGAATATTATCTTCATTTACTTGTGTATCTAATACTGCTACCCAGGGTTTACCTGCCTTAGTAGCAACTGCCTTTTCGTTTTCTAATGCTGAACGTCTAACTTCTTCTGACGTTGGCTCTTTTACTTCCGTATCAGTGCCAGTTTGCATTTTTACTAGTTTATTCCACCATCCCATAATTTACCATCCTGCTTTTCTAATGCGGTCTTCACTAATAGGAGCCTTCATAGCCTTTTCGTGTTGCGCATTTTTATATTGTTGTTCTTTCACTTGATCAAGTGCCCCATGCATTTCCGAATAAGGATATGTGGAGTCTTGGGGTAAATCTCCATCCTCTTTCCATACACGCTTCCGCCACGTCTTTAACGTTGAGGGTATACTCTTCAGAGCGTCCACCCAACGGCATAAGATATACTGGACATTCCACCCCGGCACTTTTGTAAGCGTCCACAGCCCTTGTAACTTCGTCAAAGTCGTCATTAGTAGCCACAACAAACTTAAGATAAAGTTCACTGCCGTCAACAAGACTATACTCACGAGCAATATCAGGCTTAATAGCAGTTTCCCAAGGTTCTCCTGAGACACTAAGTTTTGGGGAACAACTCCAAGTGACTTCAAATCTATCTTGATTGCTAAGATACTCGTAGAAGTCGTTGTGTAGAGGTTGCGTAGTGTTTGTTTCAAATGTAACATTTTTTAGATCCTGCATACGTGGATGCTCAAATAATTCGACGTACAATCGTTGCCACGCCAACAGTGGTTCGCCTCCTGTCATGATCAAGTGAATATCTTGACCATTACCCATTGTCCACTTACCTTCTGGGGTGAGCGACAACAAATGCTCAACTACTTCTTCAACTTCTGCTTGTTTGTTAAAGTGTTTGAACTCTGGATAAATGCTTGCATATGTATCACAGCCGGTGTGTATAATAGGCAAGTCATTAAAATCTTTAGTAGACTTGTGTACATCTTTTGCAATTAATCCAGCAACTTCTTCATTGTGGATAATGCCTGCTTCTTTTAATTCTGTTCGGTTACGTTTTTCTTCTGTACCAAAATTCATGCAACGAAAATTACAACCGAAAGTACGTAAGAATACACTAGGTACTCCTACAAACTTACCTTCACCTTGTACACTATAAAACGCTTCTGAATATCTAAGTTTCATGTTTGTGTCCTATCTATCACACGCATATGATTGTTGTAGTTTAATGTTATCCATAAACTCTTTCTTAGTACCTGCATCTTCCTTAAACGCACCTTTTAGTACAGTTGTTTGTGTAAGACTACTATGTGCCTTTACACCTCTGTTCTCAACACAACCATGTGTTGCTTGTACATAAACACCTAAGTGTTCTGCGCCTGTTGCTTTTTGAATCTCACGTACAATGTCGTTTGCAAGTTCTTCTTGTAGTGTACCTCGCATAGCACACCATTGTGCAATACGTGTATACTTACTTAACCCAATTAGTTTGTCTGATGCAATAATACCAATGTACGCTACACCTCTAACTATCTGGTGATGATGTGAACACATACTTGTAAGTTCACTACGCACAACTAACATACCTTCATAACGATCATCGCTATCATTTGGAAATGCTGTTGCAGGCGGCATTGGTTCATAACGTCCTGCCATTAGTTCATTGATATACATCTTTGCAAGACGTTTACCTGTACCGTTACTGTTAGGATCGTTTTCTGTATCTATTACAAGACCTTGTAATACGTCTTCAAACTTAACAGCAAGCTCGTCAATTAGTACTTGCTTTTCGCCGTCTTTAATAAAGTCTGAAATGTTGTCGCCGGCCCAGAAGCGTTTGTCTGCTTGTTGCAAACGGGCTTTTATCTCTTTGGATTTATCCATTTGTTTCTCCGATGTTTAGGCAGTGGATTGCCGTTAATAATACAATGCACAATATAAGTTATATTATACATTGTATTTAGGTTTTTGTCAAGTATTTTCTACTCAAAGTGTTTAGTTATCATGTCTAGTCTATCACTAGCAGTAGCCATTGCATCTAATTCTTTTTGTATCGTTTCGATAATATCAGAATGCTCACCAATGCCTACAACTTTTTCCATGTATACTTCAACATTAGTCTTATGCAATAAGATTTCAGCCTCTGCGTGAGCCTTTACCGCCGCTATCATTTGTTGTTTCAAGTTCATATTCCCTTCCTATAGTTTCCTTTGCCCGGTATTACGTTGCGGACGCCACCGACTGGATCCGGACAGTCTCCATCTCGGCGAAATATTAGATGAACATGTGGGTACATAACAGTTTGACCTGCACTTTTTCCTATGTTCAGCCCTATATTAAATCCTGTTATTGTAGTCTTATCGCTTACTACGTTATCATTACCCATTGAGATAGCAAACTTAAAACATTTAGTTATTGTTTCTTGATCACTTACTTTAGGTACTATTAACATATGTCCTTCCGTTACTGGAAAGCCGTCGTTGAAGACTACAAATTCCTTTGTATTTATTTCCACATCTGTCCAAGGTGCTCGTCCTGACTCCTGTGCCTTTTCTAAGGTATCAATATTCACCTACGTTCTCCCAAGGGTAAACTAACCAAACATCTTGTTCTGCTTTGTTTACTTCGTGTACGCTGTAGTCTACAGTACCATTAAAGTCACTTGATAAGTTATCTGTAATAGTAGCAAAGCGAACATTGTTGTGCCATACTGTTTTCCAAGTTTCTTCGTTAGGTAGACAACCTGCTTGCCAGTCTTGTTTAATCCAGTCAAATGTAGCACCAGTGTCGTTAATGTCATCTACAATTAAAATATTTTTACGTTTGCCGATATCCCAACGACTTTTGGTATTAACACGTTCTTCTTCATCTACATATCCAAATGCATCAGTTGCCATCCAACAGTTACTTTCACTTTCGCCTGTAGCATCACGTAAACTTACTTTTAATGCTTCGCCACGTACACCTAACATGTTGCTTAGTATAGTAGCAGGAACGTTGCCGCCTCTGGTAATACCTACAATATAGTCAGGACACCATTTGTCTTTATACATTTGTAGTGCAATGTTGATGCAAGCATTTTCTACATCTTGCCAATTATAATAGTGTTTCTTAATCATCTAGTCCTCTTATCCAACTAATATTTTCAAAAGTCCGCTTGCTAGTATCATAAACAAAGCGGCGTTTAACATAATCAATGCTCTGTCATTCCAAAGCAATCCAACCCATAGCCAACCTGCTGTTCCTACAGTACTGAAGGCTAAATCATATATTGCAAGATCTCCGCCAGCGGCTCTACATGCAACTGCTATTAATACAAAGAAACTACTGATCCATTTAATATACCAACTAAGATCAAACTTAGGTGTTTGCTTTGGAACAAGATTTTTTGCATCTACAATTTCTTGTACTTGTTCTTCAACAACATCTTTAATTGTATTTTTAACTGTCATACAGTGTGCCTTTGATCCTTCTTAAAATAGAGTCTTTAAGTCTTGCTTGTTTAAATCGTTTGTATCTTTTTGCTAACGGTACCCAACTTTCCCATGATGCTCCTGATGCAAGTGTAAGAGCAATGTCGTACAGTTCAGGAGTTAGATCAAATCTTTGTAATTGTATAGGTTTGTTAGTATTAAAACTTACATATGCTAGTGCTTCATCTTCTTCAACTGTAAAGTTTTTAGCACCAGGATAGAAGTTGTATTCTAAATTAATGGGTCTAAACCAGTCACTTATGTTGAACCTTCCTGGCACAATACTACCTGACAATGTGTGCGGTGCGTTGTCCATATAAGGAGATGTTAGTGTTATGTCTACATTATCATCTTCTGCAAAGAATATCCACTGTAAGTTATATTTTAATGTTTGATGATCTTTAAGACAACTATCTCTTGTTTGATAAACAGGTATAACAGACTCTACTTTTGCAAAACTATTATTTTGCACAATAGGTACGTTTGTTCGCATAGGGTTAGTTAGTACTACAGTACTTTTTGCAAAGTCACTAAATGCAGGACAATAAAAGAAATCACTTTGCTTGTCTTGTATTTTTATATGTTGCTCACTTTTACGTTCCCATAAGGTTTGTGGCTCTGGATATATTACACTCCAGTCACGATCCTCTGCTTGTGCAATAGGAGCATAGTATATTTTTGACTTACTCATTTAGGTACCTTTTATGACTAACCCAATTACCTTTTACTTTGAATCCCCAGCTTTGTACTTTTTTACCCATAAAGAATAAACTCCAACATGGGATTTCATTACCGTCTTTGTCTTTTGATAATTCTAACCAATGTAAGTCAGTTGCTTTACGATGACGAAAATGTCCAGGGCCTCTCCAAAACTTTCCTTCAGGAGTGTGTTCGTAGTACCCGCCTTTTAAAATTAGTGTACCATATGACCAAGGATGATCATGTAGTGTTGCTTCATCGCTTTTTAAAACTTTGTGTAAAGTGATATTAAACGGAAAGTTCTTTCTGTCCTTTAGGAACAAGTAATAACGTATAAGATAAGGTTTATTTGTATTCCTATCTTTAATTACACGTTTACGATCTTTTAAAAAATTAAACATTATGCTGAATCTTTCAATGTTTCAAAGGTTTCAATTTTTGCCAGTTCACGTTCATATGCTTCTGCGGCACGTTTTAGGCCTGCATACTTTTCTTCTTTATCGAGGTCCCTGCTTACAACTCCTAGTACACGTTGTATATCTTTAATAGACTGCACAACATCTACACCACCTACTGTTAACTCACCTTCGATCTCAACATTACCATTGCCAGCGCCATTAGACGAGTATATTGATGCAGGAGACGAGTATATTGATGTAGGACTAGTAGTAAAACTATCATCCCACGAACTTGTGTCTATGTCTATAGTAACTGTATCGTCGGAAGTATAATTTGAATCAAGTGTTAGTGTAAATGTTCCGTCATCATTCATTTGCAATCGCCTTGTAAAGTTCTGTACCACTAAAGAAGTCTTTGTTTAATTTAGTAACTTGCTTGTTTATACTTGGAAGAAAGTCTTCATAGTTTTCCATGTATTCTACAATTTGTGCAACAACTTTGTCTTTGTTATGTAAGTATGCATCATAGTCTTCAGTCCATTTACTGTCGTACTTAAATTCAGGTAATGCCATTTCACTATAACTAAGTCTATCAGGCATCATTGGAATAGCATCAACTAGTGCGCCTTCGTACCAACTAATACCTAGTGTCTCTTGCAAGTTAGCACTAAACACCATTTTTGCTTCGCCTAACATGTTGTGATATTCGTTCTTTGTTAAGTCACGTTCTTGACATACTACAAATTCATATTGCGGCAAACGTTCTGCAAGATCTCTAAAGATATCAACCTGCTTCTCTGGTGCTACTCTATGTGGAAATAATATAAGATCTCGCTTTTCCATACCTTTGTAACTGCTTAAACTGTTCTTTAGATACTCCATAGGCCAACCTACACGATGTATTTTGTTCCAGTCTAATGCATAGTTTTCATCAAATACATCTGTAAACATGTCAATATGAAAGTCAGTTGCAAAGAAGTTATCATCATAACATTCCATCATTGACATTTCAGCATGTCTAACCCAAGGTTTATCACCTATAAGTCTACCTAAGAAGTCTTGTGGATCATATGATCCAGCATGCCACAAGCCGCCGACAGCAATGTCAACGCCTAGTAGTTCTGCCATATAACGTAGTTGTATAACAGTAGGGTTCCAAGCATCAGTGTATAAAAAGTAGTCACCGTCTTTAACAGCACCGGCACAAAACAATTCACCTATGTGTTCTAGTTGTTTACTTTTATAAACATTAGTACCACCAAAGTTTAGAAAAGCCCCAGGTGTAGTTGCCTGAGGAGTTTCGCCGCCACTAATAACTTTCACATTTTCATTTGTAGCTCGTTGCAGTTGCTTAGGAAGATACTCTTTCCATTGCTTAGTATAACGTGTGTCTACTGCTTCGATGTCTACAATGTAAATAGTCATTTAGTTTCTCCGTGGTTGAAAGTTCCGTCCACCGTTACGTGCCTTTGCACGAATATAGTTTTGCCATTTTCCATAAGCAATCCAAGTAGGGTGATCCTTTTTGTAAAGTGCTTTTTCATCGAACACTTTACCTTCAAAGCGACAGTAGTCGCGTAGTTTGTCCAAGTCGTTGAATACCTTCGTATACGCTTCACGATTGAATTTAGTAGACATTTTAAGTTTCTCTCTCTTGTCATTATCTAGGGTAGTAAATTGAACAGCCGTTTTCGTTGTCTTCTGCAACACTAATCTCTACAAACCGGCCGGGGTATTTGTTAGAGATCATTTCGTATAGTTCGTCAGCGATCATCTCGCACGATCTATGATTTAGAACAAGCACTTCACCGTCGGACGCACCTTGTCCATTATAAAGTCTTTCAAGCCATCTTTTGAATTGTATGAATTCGATGTCTCTATCGTTGTGGAACACTTCAATGCGCACCCGGAAATGAAAGATATGACGATGAGGAATACCAAGGAACGACACATCGTCCCAATCACCTGTTGCCAATTTTGGATCACTATCTGCTCCTGGATACATGTGTACACCTTCTTTATTAAAGGTTACCCATATACTTCTCTGTGCATTATTTAGTGCGTTTTCTGTTGCCATTTTTGCATCTTCCTCTCTCATTCTACGTCCCATATAGTTATGATATGATTCACGTTGTTCCATATTATTAGTATACTTTCATTTAATAACTTTGTCAAGGCCATATTTAGACCAATCGGTAAATTTTTCTCTATCCATTAAGTCATGTAGACTATGACACCAAACACCTGGGTTACTTGCTTTAAAGTCTTTGTCGTCAATCTTAACCATAGTATTATAGTTCCATTGCTTAACATATGGCACTACAACACGTATTTGCGGAATAAAGTTATCATACTCTACTAAGCCGCCGTCTAAGAACCATTCTAAGTTAATAGTACTTGGAATGTCTAAACTACACAAGTAGCCTTCTTTTACAAATTCTAAAATGTATTTGTCCCATGCTACAAAGTCGTCTGCTGTTCTTGGACTATATGAATGATTTGCACCAAAGAATATGTGCTTACATTCTAACTTGTTATAGTATTCCATTATAGTTTCAATGTCTTGAATACCATCTACAAACAATGTTTGCATACCAAATGCAGGAGTCTTCTCAACTTCTACACCTGTAAACATAGTAGGAGTACTACTTATACCGCTTTCGTAATCTCTTTTCATTCTAAACCTAGCTGTATTAATCTTGCATTAATTCTATGTATTTCGTCTTTTAAATAAAGTTTCATAGTTTTCATTTTACGAACTTCATCTGTAACTGTCATATTATTATACTTTACTTCTAGCTCAGTGTCAAGCTCTTTATGCTTTCTTTCTAGCTCAATTAAGTGGCTTTTCAGTTTATCTTCTTCCAATTCATAGTTGCTCATCCTCGAGATCCTCTAACTTAGTTTCATCTAAAATTTCTTCATCTTCAACAACTGATTCTTCTACATCAAACAGTGCGTTAAAGTGTGTACTAGCGTTCATGGTCTTTTTACCAATTGCACCTCTAGTACCTGGAATAGTCATCCAAAACTTTGAGTACTCGTCAATTTTTGCAAGTGCTTGTTCTTTATTATCGATAGCAAATATTTCATTTATTACATCTCTAAAGAATACTCTATCAAATGTTTCTTGCACAAGCATTTTTGGAATAATTCCGTTGTCGTATTGTCTGTTTGCTTCTTGTACAGCATTAACATGACTCCATACGTTATGACCCATTTGAATAGCATAACTAAAACTATCCCATGATGTCTTTCCTTCTTTACCTATCTTGTTTAAATCTCCTGGAGCATATGTACAAACGTCTGATACTTTGAGTCCGTCTGTAAGCGGCGAGTCTTCAAAGTTTTTAAATACCCCATCTGATATAACAGTGTCTCTAAATCCACGGTTGTCTGTAGCATATTTTTTATTGTCAACACTCGGCACCATACGATACGTCCACTTGCTTCTGTCTTCAGTTTCATTCTGAATGTAGATTTGTCCATTCGCGGTTGCGAGGAAAGGACTAGCACAGTCAAAGGTAATAGTAAAGTTCTCATTATAGTTCTTTCTTACTGCTCGTTGTATGTCTGTTAGTAGCGTAGCCCATTCTAGTTTAGATGTGCCTAAGAAGTGCATTACATCATGTATGCCTGTTTGTAACAGGTTATCGTAATGCAATGTAACTATGCGTTTAAGAACCAAATGCACATCGCACATGTTCTGTCCACCCATTGACCATCCGTTAAAATGATTGTCAGGATACTTAACTGGGTCACAGTAGTCTTTCATCTGCTCGTACCAGTCATCTGCGTCTGTATGATTCTCACCTTGTAAAACATTAAGGAACTTACAAGCACCTGTTCTATGTTTCATCCAGTAGTCGTTGTTAATACGTGTTGCTTTTACAGCCTCATCGTATGTACTAATGCCTGTTGCTTTTGCTCCTTCGGGCGAACGTGCCACCCAAGCCGGAATATCAAGCACCATGCCATAGTCCATATAAGCATCCATCCAACGGAGAACACCGTCACGTTTCTTTTGTGCTTTAGGACAATTAGGATCTTTCCAGTCACCTTCCCAAACACCTTTACCAATCTGGAAGCCACCTGAGTCACCTAAGATCCAAGTATTGTCTCTATCTCTATTACGCACCATATCTTCTTTAGGT